CAGCTGTTCGACAGCATCCTCGTCAAGCGGTGGCCCGGCGGCCCCGGCAAGCGCCAGCGGCTGACGTGGAACGCCTCGTTCGACCCGCCGCTGTGGACCTGCTCAGGCTGCGGGAGCGGACTGGTGAACGGCATCCTGGCGCATCACGACACGTGCACGGAGGTGCGGTAGGTGAGCGAAGACGAACAGCCTGAGTACTGCAACGCCTGCGAGAACTTCCCGTGCCCGGGGAACCACCCGGCAGACGTCCTCGCGTGGATCGACAACGCGACATTCATCTGGCGCGGCCTGGTAACACGGGCCGAACTGGAGCAGGGAATTCTCGGCTATGACATGGTGCCGGCGCCGCGGCCAGATCCGCCGCCGTACTCGCCGCTCCGCAACTGGTTCCGCGCGGGACCGAGCATCGCCGAGCAGCGCGCTGCCGAGGAACGGGACCGCCGCGAGTGGACCGAGGGCGTCAGGCGGAGGCTCGGGCTCGTGGCCGAGGTGCACCGGCCCCGCGTCCGGAAGACTTCCCCGCGGTCTTGGGGGTGGCATTGCCAACGGCCCGGCTGCACCGAGGCTGCGGTCGGCTGCATGTACCTGAAGGAAGCGTTCGGCGACGCGCTCGCTCATGCCCGCAGCTTCATCCCGGAACCGCCGGAACAGGAGCCGTGGAGCGAGCTGGACTGGACGGCTTACGAGGAACTCGCCGTCATCGCCCGGGACGCGGACGAGCGCTTCGAGTGGAGGACCGGTGGCGAGTGACGAGCTTGTCCCGTGGCTGAGGCAGCGAATCCGCGAGCGCCTGTACCTGGCCACGCACACGGTCGAGCTGGGCAGCTTCACCGAGTGGGAAGAGCGGAGCAGCGGCGTCCTGGTGACCGGCGACGGGGACGACAGCGACCCGTGGCGCGGCCCCTGGGTTACCGGAGACTCATCGGTTACCCGCCTGATGGAAGCGAACGACCCGCGTGACACGATCGCCCGGTGCGAGGCGGAGCTTGCGGTCCTTGACGAGCACGCGATCGTGCGGGTGGGTTACAAGGACAGCCGCGGGATCGATCGGCTCTCTTGCGAGTGCGCCACCTGCGGTCTTGGCGGGCCGCCGGACAGTTACCCGTGCCAGACTGTCCGCCTGCTCGGGTGCGGGTACAGGTTCAGGCCCGGCTACAGGGAGGCGGCGTGGAAGCCGTGAGGGATGACGCCGACGTGCACGACGAAGGCAGCATGGAGGAGTTCGTGGCGTACCTGACGGGCGACATGGGGTACAGCCGCAACGAGTGCCCGGGCCACTGCCCGCACAAAGCGGTTGAGCACGCGCACCTGCACAGCCCGGGGAACCCCGCGAGCATCGGCCTGCCGCCTGCCGACTTCATCCTCTGGGCGGACGGCACGTCGAGCCGTTCGGACCCGACGCGGTGACCGGACTGTATATCCGAGGTTGACAAGCTGTAGATGTGAGGTATACAGTGGTTCTTGTCAGCAGGAACTGCAGAAGGAGCCCGGAATGCCCCGCACGATGAGCGTCAACAGCCCCGAGTACATGGCCACCCTGACCGTCCCGCAGCTACGCGCCCTCGCCGCGTGCACCGGCCTGGCGCACATCGCGGCCGGGTTCGCGGCGCAGTGCGAGCTGGTCAAGCGCGGACTGGCCGCGTGATCCTCATGGCAAAGACAGAGACCTTCACCAAGCTCACCGCAGCCGAGTCAACTGCCGAAGTGGCCGCCGCGCTTACCGTCGCCGGCATCACCGGGTGCAGCGTCAGCAGCAGCGGCATGGAGCTTGGCCGCCAGCGGAAGTACTACCTCGCGACCGTCGCCAGCCGCCTGCCGGAGACGTCGAAGGGCGCCGCGCTCGCCGCGCTCCGGAACCTCCCGGACGTGTGCAGCGCCGTTGAGTCCGGCCGCAACACGGTGTGCATCTACCGGCGGCTTTCATGACAGCCCCTGAGCCCTGCGAGCCGGTCGGCGCCCTAGAGGTGGCCACCCGTCTCGGCGTGCGCCGGGAGACGGTCGCCCAGTGGAAGCAGCGCGGCCTGCTGCCCCCGGCGCGGTGGACGGTCAGCGGCGGGGACGCGTGGGACTGGGCGCTGGACATCGAGCCGTGGGCGCGGGAAACCGGGAGGATGCCCTGCGAATCGAGTTGACATCATTAAGTTGATGGCATATAGTGAAGACATGACAACGACGCAGGCCACCGCAGCCCAGACGCCCCGCGAGAAGCTGCTCGCCCGCACCAACGCGACGCCGCTCCGCACCCTCGCCGACGCGCTCCTGATCCTTGAGGCCAAGGGCAAGCTGGACGAGGCCGAGCGGCTGACCCGCGCGATCATCATCGACAGCATCACCGAGCGGTGCCCCGCTGCCGACGCCGCGTTCACCGCCTGGGCGTACAGCGACGACGACATGGACGAGGTTGACGTAATCGTCGCTGCGGTACTGGCGGCGGCGTGAAGCGAGCCATTCCGAGGCTGGCAGGGCTCGCCGAGGTGGCGGCCCTGCTAGCCGGGCGGTCAGGCCGGGCCAAGGTCTCCCGGTCCTACGCCGCACAGGTGGCCAAGCATCCGGAATTCCCCGCGCCCGTTCAGGTACTCGCCATGGGGCCGGTATGGATTGAGGCGGACGTCGTGAAGTTCATCGAAACGCCCCGCGCGCCGGGGCGCAAGCGCAAGGAGGAAGGCAAGTCATGACCCTCGAAGAGGCCAGCGCCCACGTCGGCGAGAAGGTGCTCTACTCCTCAGTTCCCGGTGAGTGCGAGGCAGGCGTGATCGTCACGGTCGGCGAGACGTACGTCCACGTCTGCTACGGCCGGGACCAGAATGCGAAGGCGACCCGCCCGGAGCTGCTGACCCTCATGCGCGGGGGCAGCGTGCGCGAGCACTTCCGCCTGAACATGGCTGAGGCCGGGTTCCCGGTCCGCGTGAGCGGGCACTAGCGCGATGACTGAGCCGCTAGGCCGGAAGATCAAGATCGGCGTGCAGTCCGCGTGCGGTCACTCGTGGACCGAGACGAGGCCGCCGAGCGTGGTGCCGCCGGTGAACGGCGAGCTTCGCGCCTGCGGTCACCCGGAGTGCTACCCGGCACAGTTCCCGGTCACCTACTCTGAGCCAGTAGAGGTGCCGTGACCGGCCGCGACTACCTCAGTGCCGAGGACACGCTAGACGAGGACGAGGACGAGTACTGCGCCTGGTGCCAGCGCGGCGGTGAGATGCAGAGCTTCGAAGGCCGGCCGTTCTGCGGCGAGGACTGCGCTAACGCCTGGTGGTACGAATGGGGTCATGACGACTGACGTCGACAGCGACCCGTACGACGGCGACGACAGCGACCCGCGTTGCACTCACTGCAACGGCGAGGTCTGGGTTGAGTGCGACGACCCGATACAGTGCTGCGACCCCCGCTGCGACGGCGAGTTCCACCCTGACCCGGCGTGCGGCGGAACCGGGCTGTACGAGCACCAGGTGATCTTCTGAGCGGGCGGCCACGGCGTCTTCGCTTACGCTGCCTGGCGTGACTACCTGCTCGTGAACATGCCCGTCGGAGGAATGATGAGCGAAGAAGCTGCGCCCGCCGCCCGCGATGACATCACGCCCGTGATCAAGTTCGTCCTCGCCCGCCTGGGCGAGCGGCGCGCGGGTTTCGCAGGCGGAACCGCGGGCGAGCTGGCAGCGGCGTTCCCCGTGGAGACGTGGATGGAATCGCTCGTCTACCGCTACCGGGCCATCGCGGACTACGCCGGTGCGCCTTACCGGGCCGCTGAGATGACGCCGGAGACTACGGCGCGGGAGGCGGGGTACATTCACGCGCTGTCTGTCGCGATCGAGACGATGGCAGGCATCTGGGCCGGGCACCCGGAGAAGCCGGAGTACGACGTCAAGACCGGAGTGTGGGCCGTGCAGGAGACGGGGAAGCGAGAGCCGTGAGCTTCCTTACCGACATCGCGGTCGTGACGATCGGCAGCGAAGACGAGGCCATCGCCTACGTCAACGCGCGGCTCACGGAAGCCGTAAACGATCCAAGGCACCGGCTGCGCAAGACCGACCTTGAGGAGGCAGGAGCGGGCGGCACCAAGGTGACAAGCCTTGTCGTCTACGCGGCGTGCTTTAACTGGCTTGACTTCGGGAGCTTCGAGGAAGCGGTCAGGGCCGCGCCGTGGCGGCTGCCCGGCTGCGTCGTCGTCTACGTTGACGGCGAGGAGTCCCCGAACACGTTCGTGTTCTCGCCCGCGAGGGCCGGGCGCTGGACGACGCGGCCGTGACCAGGGCGGCGTACGAGCACAGGCTCGGCGTGACCCACGGCCCGGCGTTCACCGTCCGGGACCTGCTTCCGCGATGGGAGCCGCCGCAGTCGCCGTGGCCGCGCCCGCTGCCCGTGGAGCCGCCGCCGCCCAAGGGGAGGCCGCAGGAGGTCCCGGAGGCCTTCCGGCGCCGCTAGGCGTCAGATGACGCTGCTCAGCGTCGCGATCGGAGGCGGCGGGGGCATGAAGGCCGCCGCGAGCGCCCGGTCCCGGAGGACGTCCGCCATGCGCATGCGTGGCTCAGGGGCGAACACGAATGGCGGGGTGAACTTGCCGAAGTCCGGCAGGGTGATCACGTAGACGCCGCTCATGCCCTCAAGGAACCGGGACTCGCGGACCTCGCTTACCTGCTCCCCGTGGAGGGCGAGGACAAGCTCGGCGAGGAAACGGCTGCCGGGGGCGCAGATCGCGAACGGGCGCCTGTCCTGGTCGTCAGTACCGCCGTCCATGGCGCTCAACGACCCCCTCGACGTCCTGCAGCGCGAGCTTCTCGGGCAGCGTCATCGGCTCGCCCGGCCGGAACGCGCCGATGTAGAGCGTGGCGACGGCCAGCAGGGCGTCTAGGTCGGCGCGCGGGATGGTGACGCTCTCGGCGGCCTCGCTCACGGTCAGCCAGCCTCCCACGTGACCGCGAAGCCAGGTATCCCCAGCCCGAAATCGGGGTCGGACGACGCGGGCCGGACCGGCGCGCGAAGCTCCGTCTCGTCAACGGAGACCATCGGCCGGCCGGGATTCAGCCCGGCCTGCACGCCGATCCACCTGAACGGCTCGCCGCACTGGGCGCACCGGATGCGGATGCCCGCCGAGTAGGCGGTCACGGGGCCGTCGTCCTCGCCGGTAAGCCGGCTGACCTCAACTGAGGCGTCGAAGTCCTCGTGCGGGCAGGGCTTGTCCGGGTCGGCGGTCACGGCCTGAGCCTAGTCACGGGGTTGCCCGGTTGTCCGGGGAGTTGTCGGGCCCGGCCTGTGCCACACCGAGCTCCTCGCCGGGGATGAATGCCACCTTGACGCCGGCCTCCCGCTCGACAGTGCGGGCGTACTCGCGGGCGTAGTCCAGGTCGCCTGACGTGAAGCTCAGGGGCAGGCGCACGGCCAGCACCTCGCCGGGCCTGACAATCGTCACGCACTCACGTACGAGCGCCTTCGCGGTTTCCGGGGTGAGCACGGGAGCAGGGGGAAGCAGGCGGATTTCATGGCCGGCGCCGAGCTGCGCGAACTTCTCCCTGAACTCCGCGGCCTGCTCGGCGGTCCACTCGGGCACGCGTGGCAGCAGCAGGGCCTCAATGGCGGCAACCCGCTCCTCGACAGCCCGCAGTGCGGCCAGTTCCGGCGGGACGGCCGGCGGCTCCATCTGGCCTGCCTTCATCGGTTACTTGCCCTTCGCGATCTCGTTCAGCGCCCGTCCGATCCCGGCCCACTCGCGTGCCTTGCGGGCGTCACTGACCGACAGCTTCGTGACCTCGTGGTCGCGCTGCAGCCGCTCGCAGACCTCAGTCAGGTCGGTATCGCACGCCCAGGTGACAACCGCGTCGCCGCAGCGCTCGATCACCCAGTGAGGGTCAGCGTCGCTGCAGATCTCACAGCAGTAGGCGCGGCTCACGGCTCGGCGCTTCCGCCTTCCGTGATCCCCGGGAAGCCCTCAAGCACGCTGGCCAGCGTGTGCGGGTAGCCGAGCAGGAGTTCCGCCTGGCCTGCGGTCAGCGGGAGGGTAAGGCGGTGATCCCCGTCGCGCCACAACTCCACTGCGCACTCGTGAACCGTGGTGGCGAGCGTCCACCGCCACAGTTCGAACTTCACGGGGGTGCTGTCCGGCGGCGGCTCCGGCGGCAACTCGTCCTGGCCAGTCGCAGAGGATTCCGGCTGGTCGCTCACTCGCGCCTCGCGATCAGGTCAGTTGCCAAGGTCGGCCGGCGGGGGAACGCTTGCTGCCTTGCGCGCCCAGAGCCACAGGGCCGCCAGCGCGCCGAGCGGGGTCCGGTGGTGGCCCACGCCCACGCTGCCGTTGCTCGCGCCCCACCGTCCCCGCGAGCCCGGACCGGACTCCGCGCGCGGCAGGCGCTCCAGCGTCAGCGAGCCAAGTCGCCAACGGCGGCCGACCGCACCCGCGTTCTCAGCCGTCAAGGTCATGGCGCCGCCTTCCGTCGTTCCGCTTCCTCGCGGATAGCCTGCTGCCATTCCTCGGGCGTCGCGTCCGGGGCGAAGACCTTGCGGGCCATCGCGCTGAGCGCGCCGTGGAACTGCGTGTGCTGCTCGACGTCGCGGACGGGGACACCGCAGACCTGGCAGGTCGGGGCGAGGAAGTCCATCACGATCCGGCAGCTTCCCCGTTGAGCACGTCAAGCAGCCCCGTGAAGTTCGCCGGGCCTTCGCCGACGGCAGACTTGAGTGCCTCGGACTCATGCCTGCGGAATTCGTCCCACTGCGTGACGGCCGCCGCGTTCTGGCACGCGTCCCACGTTTCGAGCGTGACCGGCTCGCCGTCCGCGCACCTGGCCCGGAGCAGGGCGCCAGCCCCGGCGGTCAGCGGCAGCGCCAGGACGTGACCCTCGGGCAGGTCCGCCATGTTGACGCCGCAGGACGGGCAGGTGACGCCGGCTGCGCGGATCTCCGCTCGGGCCGCTTCGGCGTCGGCGTGAAGGGCTGCGGCTACGAGGTCGCCGTACTCGCTCATGCCGCTCACGCTACCGCTCGCGGACGCGCATCTGGCTCACCACGAACGGGAAGACGCCCGTCCGGATCTCCTTGCCGTCCAGGACCGGCATGCCCTCGAAGAGAGGCTCGCCGTCCTCGCCCGCGAACAGGGTCAGGTCTGCTGTCACGAGCGCCCCGGCGTTCGCGTGAACGGTGAGGTCAAGGCAGGTCGTGATCAGCTTCCCGCTCGCCGCGTCGGTCACCCTGACTTCCCGGCCGAGCATGCAGGCGTAGATGCTGCCGCCAGTCGGCGCGGGCCACTCGATCGCGACCAGGCCGCAGTACGGGGGCCCCGGCTCGGTGGTCCAGTCGTCAGCGGCAGCGTGCGGGGCGGTCTCCGTCACATCCGTGCCCCCTCGCGGGGGGCCGCCTGGCCGCAACCGCACAGCTCCCCGCCGGCCCGGCAGTGGCACGCCCCGTGCTCGCAGAGGGTCTCGCGTCCCCGCTCTTTCAGGACCGGGCCCTCGCAGCACAGCAGGCCCCACGGGCGGGAGGGATGGGTCTTGCACACGTGGCCGGTGTCACGGCAGACCTGGCATTCGTAAGGCGGCGAGGCCCACGTCGGCGGCTGCTCCGCGTCGTCACATCCGAGGCACTCACGGAGCGGCAGAAGGCAGAACGGGCAGAGGCGGACCACCGGCTCGCCTCCTTCGCCGAGGCGTGGGACCGATACCCCAGGGCTGAATGCCGGGATCCGGAGACCTGTCATACCTCTGGTGGCAGGAGCAGCACATGGGCACGTAGTTGCGGAAGTCGCACGGGTCTTCGCCGTGCAGCCATGCCCACTGCCTCGCTTGCCGACCGCACTCCCCGACGCACAGATGCACCCTGGCGCTCCCACGCGCCTGGCGCAGGCGAGTGTGAAGCATGTGGTAGTTAACCTGGTCGTTCGGCAGGACTGGCCTGTGCCATTCCACGTCCCCGTAGCGCTGAAGCTTCGCGTAGTGAGCCAGGCAGAAGCCTCGCGTAGCCGGCTCCTTGTCGCAGCCGTCGGCGCGGCACTCGGCACGGGCTGCAGGGTCGCGCTCGGCGGGTGCCGCCTCGGGGATGAAAAGCGGGTCGCCGTGCTTCCGCCAGCGGGTGTAGTGCATGGCGCACATGCCCCGGGCTAGCTTCCCGCCCTTGTCGCACCCTTCCACGCCGCACTTGACCTTCGGGCCAACTCGCGGCGCGCGCGCCTCAATGGGGACATCCGCTCGCACGTCGCCAGTTTTCCGCCAGCGCTCGAAGTGGGCGTGACACCAGCCGCGCGCGACAGCTAGCCGATCGCAGCCTTCGATGCCGCACGGACCGGTCTGCTGCTTCTGCCAGGCCGCCACTTGCCGCCTTGTGCAGACGACGCAGTGCCCGTTGGCGGAGTAGCGCGGCGCAATGTGCCCTTGCGAGCACGGCTTTCCGGTGAAGTACCTGACGGCACCCTCGCGGAGGGCACTCACTCGGCGTCCGGGGAGTCCGGCGGGGCTATCCTCGTCCATGTCGTCCTGGTCCAATCAGGTCGGCAAGCCCTGGCGGTGTGCAACCACCGTCAGGGCACTTACCCGAACATTCTACCGCTCAAGGCGCCTTCAGTCCGCAAGCCCTCGAAACCAGTTAGGTGTGGCCCAACCGGACGCGTTAGCGCCACACCGCTCCCTTGCTGCTGCCGGGCTACTTCTTCGCCACGTACGTCATGCAGTCCGGGCAGACACCCTTGGAGAGCCGCAGGCCCTTGTGCTTGCAGGTTGCCGGCGCGCGCTCAGGCTCCGGCTCGGACGGGGCGACGTTCACCATGTGCTTCACGTCAGCGAACGGGTTCCCGTCCCGGTCCAGGCCCCGCGAGACTGCGGTGACGGTTCCGGGGGGCTGGCCGTCGTCCACGATGAGAGGGATCTTGATGCCGCCGATGCTCAGCGGGGGCATCGCCTCGGGCGCGCGCTTCGCGATACCGAGCGCGGCGAGGCTTCCCGTTTCCCGTTCCATCGCCTCGCGGGCCGCAGCGGTGCCCTCGGGGGTGACTGAGTAGTACTTGCGCGGGGGCCTGCCCTCGTGCTGCGCGTCGATCTTCTCGGCGCGGGCCTTGACCCACCCGGCCGCCTCGGCGCGGTCGAGGAGCGGGTAGACGGTGCCGGACTTCAGCGAGATGGCGCGCATGACCTCAAGCCCGTACATCTCGCGGCCGGGCTCGGCCATGAGGGCGCGGAGTACGAGGAGCGTGTTGTGCGTCATGCGGGGCATGCCGGAAGTCTACCAAGCCTGTGCAGAAAATCACTAAACCTATGTAGAAAACCGGCCATGGTGCGCTAGACTTCAGGCATGGGATACATGCGCCACAACGCGATCGTCGTCACTGCGGCCGGGTACGCGATGGACGGAAAGCTGAGTGACACCCCCCGGCCGAATGTCGAGGCGTTCCGCGAGTCACTGCCCGAGGAATGGCAGCGGCTGGTGATCGGTCCGGTCAAGTCCGTGATGAACGACTACCAGAGCTTCGCGTTCCTGCCGGACGGGTCCAAGGAAGGCTGGGACGCGTCCGACCAGGGAGACGAGTACAGGCAGCAGTTCATCGACTTGTTCTCGTTCGCCTACGACGACGACTCGACGCCGTTCAACGTGCTGGTCATGGACGCGCGCTTCGGCGGTGACGAGCCCGGCAACGGGCGGGAGCCCGCGCTCACCGCGACCCTCAATCCGCACGTTACCAACGTGGGCGACTGATGGCGCTCGCGAGGGCCAGGGTCAGCGGGTCCTTCGGCATCGGCCCGTTCCGCTTCAAGCTCTCGGCGGGCAAGAGCGGCATGCGGGCCACCGAGGGAATCAGGGTCGGCAGGCGCGGGTACGTCAACGTGTCAGAGCCGGTTGGCGGGAAGCGCCGCAAGCGGTGACCCGTGCGGGATGATGGGCGGGTGCGCTACGACTGGAACAGCTCGGGAAGCCCGCGGGCCGCTCGCGTCAACCGGATCGGCATGTGGTGGCTTACGATCCTGGCCCTCTTTGCCTGCCCGGTGTTCCTGTGGGGCGCCGTAACCGAGGACTGGACGCTCGCGTTCCCGGCGGTCCTGGTCGGCACCGGGGCGGTCGTGCAGCGGCTGGCGCTCCGCAAGGCATACGGAGTCCGGAAGCCGGAGGCCGTGCCAGCCGGGCGCCCGCAAACGCACGCCGAGGCGGTGGCGGAGGCGGTTGAGGCACAGCGGCAACGGCAGTGGGACGCGATCGCCGAGCGAGCTTTCCAGGCAAAGCCCCCGCCTCGGGAGGCTGTCCCGATGCGCGACGCCGAAACCGGCGAGCCCGTACAGGCAGGCGGCCTCGCGATCACCGGCGAGAAGTCGCTGGTCCCGTGCGAGACGAGCCCGGGAACGGCGCTCCTGCCGCCAATGGCAGGCATGGCCCTCGGCTTCGCCCGCCTCGCCGCCGCGATGGGCGGCTGCGCCCACGCGAACGCGGAGCCCGTGGACCTGCTGGTGACCGCGGAGCGCGTCGCCTGGATCTGCCCTGAGTGCCCGGCTGAGCTACCGGCGAACTGGCGTTCCTGATCCGGCATAATCGGGCGCATGCCCGAAACCCCCGCAGGCGAGTCCGCCGAGACCCCAGCCGCCTTCAACGGCTCGCCTACGCCCGCCAAGCAGGCCGCAGACGGCGTTGCCGCTATCGCCGGGATGCTCTCCCAGTTCCCGCAGGCCCTCGCCGCCGTGCTCCAGCAGGTCCAGGTGCAGACCCGCCAGCACCTGTGCGCGCACTGCCTGATCGCCCGGATCGGCTGGGAGGCGGCGCACCGGGCAGAACTGGAGGCAGCCTTCGCGGCAGCAGGCAAGGCGTACGGCCTCGGCGAGGGAGACCCGCGTGCCGCCCAGCTCGACCCCGGACCGCACCTGCCCGCGAGCCTGCAGCCCGGAGGACCGCAGGGGATCCCGCCGCTTACCGCGGCGATCACGACCGTAAGCGGCACGGACGTCTGCAGCGAGCACGTCCCGAACCGGCCCGGCAACCAGAAGCTCCTGGTCGTCACCGGGGCGCTGTCGCCGTCAGCGCTCGCGGGGCTCGGCTAGGTCGTCGGCAAGTCGGACAACCAAACCGGTACAAGCGCGCACCGGCAGCCGCCCGGATGCTGCGGCGGGGCCGGCACGCCCCCGGGCCAGTCTTGCCCGGCGCGGCGCGGCTCGGCTGCGGCGTTCTCCATGCAGGCAGGACAGGTCCGGGAGTCTTCTACGGCTATCCACTGGAGCAGGCTCTTCGTGTTCGCCAGGTAGTACTCGTGCGCCGCGAGCCCCGACACGACGGTGATCTGCGTGACCGTCAGCGCCGTGGCGTAAGCCCCGTCGGCTACAGCATCGGCGAGCATCCCGGCCAGCTCGTCTGCCGCAACATCCGCGTCCCACCCGGCGAGCACCTGCGCGACAACGCCGATGTACCCGTCACCCATGTCCCCGGCGATGTCCGGCAGTTCCCCGCCGGAGCCTCCCGCGCCTCCGGTAAGCAGCGCGCCGAGGCCGAGAGCCGTGGCGACCACCCCGGCCGCAGCCGCGTCGCCCGGCTTCCAGTCCCCGGTGTCCGCGTCGCTGTTCCCGCTCGCTGCCGCCGAGGCCGAGGCCCCGCCGATCAGCACCGAGTCAGCCGCGATTCCCTGCGCTACGCCTCCCATGGGGACGGTAACGCCGCGGGACCTCAGCCACGCGACGGCGGCGGCCTTGCGGTCCCGCTTGCCCGTCGCGCTGCCGTCCTGGCCCTGGTGGTCACCTGCGTACGCGGAGGCGATGGCGTCTAGCTGATTGCGCGAGAGCGCCTGCCGCGCCGCGGCGGTGACCTTAGGGGACCAGAAGTCAGCGGTCGGGAGGTCTAGAGCCCAGCCGGGCCACGCGGGGCCGTCAGGCCCTGGCCGTTTTGGGCTGGCACCACCGGCCTTGGCGACCTCGCCCGGCTCGCTGTCGCCAGGCGTGACGCCGAGCGCGGCCATTACCTCGTCGATGTTCGCCAGCAGTTCCGGCCGTACCGCCGGGTTCCCCAGAAGCACCTCAGGGTCCCACCAGGCGACCGCCTCGATTGAATCGCCATCGGGGTCGTCCGGGTTGCTGATCTGCGTGCCGCAGCGAACCGGGACGAGTGACTCACTGTCGACGGTCCACACGATGCCCTGGTAGATGCCGTTCGGGCTTGTCCACGAGCCGGTCTGCGTGCCCGGCGGGGGTGCCAGGCCTACTTCCTCTGACCACTCCCGCCAGGCCGCGTGCAATGGCGTCTCGCCAGCCTCAAGGTGACCGCCGGGCACTTCCCAGGTACCGCCCGCGGGATCGTCAGGGTCGAGCGCCCGCTGCAGCATCAGCACCCGGCCGGTGTCCGCGGCGAGCACTGCCAGGCCCGCGACCGCTATCTCTCCGGCCGCCTTGGCGACGGAGACCGCGCCCGAGCGGTTCAGCTCCCGCGCCTCGCCCGGCGAGTGGTACTCGAAGGCGAAGTCGCGCCACTCCCCGGCCTTCCGCCGCGCCCGGGAGAACCGGCGGAACACGGCCAGCTCCCGCTCGCGCGCCTCACGCCCGGCCGAGCGGGCCTCGCTGACGGTCATGTACCTCTTGGCGACAGCCGTGCCGTCCTCTTCGCGCAGGGGCGACGGAACCGGGAGCGAGCCCGCGCTGTCCTCCCCGTCGTCGAGGTCGTAGCCGTAGATCCCGGTCTCCGCCGCGATCCCGGCCGCGGGAGCAGGACCGCCGTCGCCTTCCTTGGCGACATCCTGGCCGTCGTCCCCGAGTACCGGCTGCGGGGGCGGCGCAGGGGGCATGGCGGACGGGCCGTACTCGCGCTCAGCGAGGGGCGTGACCTTGATCGGCGGCTCCGGCAGGACGCCCTCCACGCCCCCGAAGACGTCCTTCGGGAGCGGGGCGCCAATGGCGGGCAGGGCGGTTGCCGGGTCGATCTCCCCCGCGATGGCCAGCAGGGAGGCGATCGGGACGGGGCCGCCGCGGGAGGTCATGATGGTGCGCGGGATCGGCACCGGGTCGGTCCAGCCGTAGCGCAGCTCGCGGAGCTCGCTCGAGCCGACGGACCCGATGTCGAAGTAGATCTTGTCGGACTGCGCCTGGTTCAGGCGGTCGTCCTGCTCCTCGCCGAGGTCGAACGCGAACTTGAGCGGGAGCTGGAGGTCGCCCTGGAGGAACTCGGTGAGGATGTCCTGGATGTGCATGGCCATCGGCAGGTCGCCGACGCGGTGCTGGACATCGGCCTGGGACTCACCGGACGATTTGTTGACCGACTCGGTAAACCCCAGGTCGGAGGGAACAATCGAAAAAGCTGAGCATGCCTTGCGCATCAGGAAGAGGCTGAACGAGTCGGTGAAGTCCTTCTCGTTCGTCCACGCCAGCTTCGAGCCGCTCGGTATCCACCGGATCTGGTGCTTGCGGGACTGGTCGCCGAGCATGAACGCGTCCCAGTACTCCTGGAACTGCTCGATCTGGTCCGGCGACCAGTTGTCAGGCGAGGACGCGAACCCGGCGGGCAGGTTCCCCTGCGTGAAGCGCTCCAGAAAGTAGAGCTGGAAGCGGATGTCGGTGTTCGCCGTAAGCAGGATGTCCTCGAGCGGGGCCGTCCCGTACAGGCTGTCGTCACGCGGGTCGTACGGCTCGTAGACCAGGTCGTCGCTGGTCAGCCAGTTCCACGGCAGGCCCTGCACGTACTGCACGTACGCGGGCGCCGGGGCGTCCGGCGGGTTGCCCCAGTAGTCCTGCAGCGGGGCGATCATCGTCCCGTCGAGGACGGTGAGGCCCACGGCCCGGCCTGCCCGGTTGCGCATCCGGTACAGCGTCCCGGCGTCGTAGCTCAGGATCCCCCGGACGTACTTCGCCAGCCACGGCTTGAAGAGGGTCTTGCGGTCCGGGCGCTTCAGGACCCGCTTGCCCTCGGCGACCTCGGCGGCGATTTCCCCCTCGTAACCGTCTGCCGCGACGAGCTTGAAGTCCAGCGAGCGCAGGCTGGCAATGCGATGCCGGATGCAGACGCGCGCAACGTCATAGCTGTCAATGAGGCCCTTGAGCGTCTCGAACGCGACCCGCTCGTGCACCCTCGGGCGCGTCGCGATGTTGTAGCCCGTGACGTAGTCGTGGGACCGCGGCGTCCTGCTGAACCCGTCGTACGGCCCGATCGGCTCACCGGGGCTGAACGGGCTCTGCGGGCCCATCTGCGACCGCTGCTCGGCCGCCTCGATCGCCGGGGGAATGCCGGGGCCGAAGACCTTCGCGACCGGGACAACCGGCGGCGGGAGCGTCGCCGTTGCGAGCCGGGAGCGAAGCGTCATGCCGGGCGCCCCCTCGTCAGGTCCCCGGCGGAGTCCACCCGAGCGATACCAGGGCGTCGCGGGTGCGGTCGTCCACCGTGACGTCCGCCTGCGCCAGGGCCAGCGCGAGAGCTGTCGGGGCGAGGAGGGTCAGGGTGACTGCGGGGAGGCCGTCAGCGGGCGCGGTGACCGTCCACGAGGTGACGGTGCCGATCGGGTGACCGCCGACAGAAACGTCGCCGTTGAACGGCCAGCTGCCCGTGAAGCCGAATGCAGGGGCCTGCTCGTCGGGCACGCTGCCCCTCTCGGATTGTGCGGGATGCTTGAAGGGTGCTGGTCCACTTCGTCCGCAGGCGCCGCGTACTGCTCTCCGTCGACATGGACGTCGTGCCGCGCTTCGGGGACGCCGTCATGGCCGGAGAGGGCAGCGAGCCTGCGATGAGGGCATGGGGCGTGGCATGGCGCCTGAAGCCGGGGCCGGCCGCCTACGTCGAGCTCATGACAGAGCAGGAGTACAGCCGCAAGCTCTACGGGCGGGAAGACCCGGTGCGGGAGCCTGCCCCGGGACGCTGACGCCGCGCCGCAGGGGCAGTCCTAGGCGCGCTGCTGCTGGCGGAACATCTCGTTCCTGGCCGCCCGCCGGCGCTCGTCGGCACTGAGGGGTTCCGGCTCGGCGGCAGGCGCTTCAGGCTCGGCGGCAGGGTCGGCCTCGAGGGCACGGCGCGAAGGCTGCGCGGGGTTATCAGCCTCGGCCGCCGCGGCGAGAGCTTTCCTCTTCGCCCAGTCAATCCAGCCCTGAGCGCCGCCGCCGAGGTTGATCAGCAGGTAGCGGGCGGCGTCGGGCAGGTGGTCGTCGCCGTGGGTGTCCGCGTCTTCCGGGTCGCCAGACTCGGCATGCGGCAGGTCGGTCAGCGTCCGGTAGAAGTTCCGCAGCGTCGAGAACATGTGCAGCTTCGGGCACGTCTCCCAGCCCATCGCCCGGTGATGCGGGCAGGCAGGGGCCTCGTCGAGGTAGGACCGGACACGCTGCCAGCCGATGACCCGCGAGCCCTTCGCGGCGCGCGTCAGGTGGCAGCCGTTCTGCGAGTACACGTCGGCGACGCTCCGGGCGTCGCCACGGGAGGCCCACATGGCGTCGTCGGCATACCGGGCGGAGATGCGCTCGCCTTCGGCCTCGGACGCGAGGATGCGGCGCGCCTGGTCGGCCTCGCCGACGCCGGCCGCGTAATGCTCGCGGTAAAACCAGACGCGGCCGTCTTCGTCGACCGCGGCGTGCAGGACGGCCCAGGGGTTGGCGTATCCCCAGTCGATGCCGCAGTACCGCGCCCACGACTCAGGCAGGTGCACGGGCTCGAGGACATGCCGGTCGCGGGACAGCTCGGGGAACATCTGGCCAGAGAACACGTCCCAGTTCCCGTCGAGGAATGCGGCGCGCAGCTTCTCCGGGAGGGCTTGCAGGTCGGCCGCGTACTCGGGGTTGACGTGGGGGTTGTCACTAAGCCGGCTCGGGATGAACCGGACTGTCCGCCCGCGCTCGTCGGTGACGACGTCCCGGCCGAAGTTCGTCGCGGTGATGTAGCGCGCCTTCACTGACCCGTGCCCCGCGCCTCCGGGGTTCGCGCTCGAGCGGATGCCGAGCACCGGGATCTCCGGGCGACCAGACCGCAGGCGTGACTCCAGGAACGCGATCACGTCCGCCGGGGCCAGCGTGCGCTCGTCGAAGATCAGGAGCTGGAACTGGCCGCCCTGCCGCCGGGTGGCGTCCTTCAGCGTCTCGGCGTAGCGGAACATGATCACGGAGCCGTTGGGGAACCGCAGCTCGTACTCGTTGCCGTTCCACTTCGCGCCGAGCGGCCCGGCGAACCGGAACGTCGTCGACAGCTCGGCGAGCAGGGACTCCTTCAGCTCCGGGTAGCTGCGCCGGAAGGCGCCTACACGGATGCCGGGGTAGCGGACGCACTCGCGGATCGCGTGGGCCACGAGGGCTGTCGACTTGCCGCCGCCGGAAGAACCGCCGAACAAAACATCGAATTCTGTGGCATCGTGGAAGATCTGCTGCTTCGGCGTCGGCTCGTACTCCAGCAGGCCGAACACGTCCCGGCCGCGCAGCTGCTCGGCTTCCTGCTCCCGCAGGCGCTCGCGGAGCGCGGCGAGCGCGGCGACTTTCTCAGACGGTGCCAGGACTAGCGGCGCGGGCATCGTTCAGCGCGATCTGCCGGGCAATCTCGGCCATCTCGGCGTCCACCATGTCCTCGGTGATCACCTCGACGCGAGACTTCACCGGCGGATAGAGGTCCCGGAGCCGGTTCTCCTCCTGCTCGATACGCAGCAGCATCCCCAGGGCACGAAGGACAGGGTCGCCGTCGGCGAGGGGGTTGCCGTCGGGGCCGAGGACCAGCTTGCCGCCCTGTGAGACCACGAAGTGACGTGCGGTCAGGACGCGCTGCGCGGCCCGCCGGTAGTCCTGGAGGCGGTCGTAGACAGCCTGGCGGGCGTCGGCCTGCTCAAGGGGGTCCGACGCGTTCTCGCGGGCGGCGCGGCGCACTGCCTCGAACGCCCGGCTGGGAGACCGCCAGTCCATCTCGGCGGCGACCTGCCGGTAGCTCAGGCCGCGCCGGAAGAGGTCGTAAGCGCGGTGGTCGCGTTCCATCTGCTCGGCTGTGCGGCGGGCGGGCATGCGCTCTCACCGCCTCGGGCTGTTCCGGGGTGCATGCGTTCGCGGAACGCGGGTCAGGTGAAGGAGACGGGCTCAGTGGTGCCATCAGGGCGTACAAGCTGAGGAGTGACGCTTGTCTCAGCTTCCCACCGCGCGGCGATAACGTCCACGTACGCGGGCTCGCACTCGACGATCGCGGCGGTACGGCCGGTTCGGTGCGCGGCGATCAGCGTGGACCCTGAGCCGCCGAATACGTCGAGGACGGTCTTGCGCTCGGCCCTCGGGTCGATGACGCCGAAGGCCCACTCGGCAAGGGCGCACGGCTTTTGCGTTGGGTGGACGCGCTTGCCGCGCTCTGACGCGCGGAGCATCCCGTTCCACATGTGAGCGAGGAGCCGGACGGCACCCTGATGGTTGGTCCAGGCAAGCTCGGCGTCGGCGAAGTTGCCGTTGGTCTCCTTGCTCCAGACCAGCCAGCAAGGGGAATCCGGCAGCCCTGCCGACGCGGCGTAGTGGTTGCCGCCCCACCAGACGTGCAGCGCAGCCGGGTATTCGGCTATCAGGAGCCTGAAGGCGTCCGCTGCGGCCTCAGCACTGTCGTCACCTGCGACCGGGATGTACGCGGTTGTCTTGACCGTTCCGGGGCTGCCCTGCTTGCCGTTCTTCGCCCCGCCGAACGGGTACCCGACTGCCGCGCCGACCTTGCCTGCTCCGCTCACGATGCTCACCCCGTACGGCGGGTCGGTGTAGACGATCCCGATCTCGCCGAGCCCGTCCGTGACCCGCTTCAGGTCGTCCGGGTTGGTCGCGTCGCCACAGTAGAGCCGGTGCGCGCCCAGAATGTACAGGTCCCCAGGAGCGGACAGCGGCTCCGCCGGCGGTTCCGGCGCGTCGTCCGGATCTCCGCCCCCCCCCCCGCGGGGCCGGGCTCTTCCTCGTCCAGGAGCGCGTCGAGGTCTTCCTGGGTCCAGCCGGTGCCGTCGAAGTCCCCGTCGAGGCCCGCGAGCAATTCGGCTAGCGCCTCGTCGTC